GTAGATCCTTGTCCTTCTTGCAATTTTCTTTCATATATTATATTGTTATTTTCATCAATAGATATGCGAATATGCTTTACAAATAATTTATTACAATTAATATATTCTATCAATGTTGATAATTTTGTAAGTTCATGCAGATGAGAAGCAAATATAAACGAAGCCCCTTTTTTAATTAAAGTATCTATACCACTGGCTACAATAGATATTCCAGATATTGATTCAGTTCCGCAACATATTTCATCACCAATAACCAAACTATATTTATTACATCTTTGTAAAATATTCCGTAACTCTGTCATTTCGACAGTAAAACTGGACATTCCTTTATAAATATTATCCATACCAGAAATCCTAGTAAAAACACTTTTATATGGATAATATGACATTTTTTCTGCAGCAACAAACATACCTGCCTGAGCCATTATAATATTTACACCAACTGCTTTCATAAAACATGATTTTCCCGATGCATTAATACCATATAGTAATATACCATCTTCATTTAATAAAACATCATTCCCTATATATTCTACATCATCTTGTATTCTTTCAATAAGTGGATGTCTCATATTTTTAGAATCAATAAACGAAGACTTCCCTAATGTTCTTTCACTATCAATAATAGGTCTTGTATAACAAAAGTCGCAAGCATTTTTTGCAGAGTTTGCTGCTATATCTATACGTGTTAAATATTTGATGATATTTTCTATTTTATAATTATTATCATTTATAAACTTTTTTACAAATCCTCGATATTCTTCAATAACCAAATGTGATATTTTTTCATTATTTGATAATATATTATTAGATTGTTCAATAATATCTGGATGAGTTATTTTATAAGTTGTAGCGGTTGTCATACCGTGAGGTTTAAATAATTGAAAAAAATCATCATTTTTAGATAAGGCTATTTTTTTAGCACATTCAAACCTTTTCTTTGTAATTAATATATAATAACCATCTCTATCGGTATAATCTATTTTACCCAATGTTGTATCATTCGAACCAATTTTTGTAACACTATCGCATAAATCTTTTATAATATTATGTGACTTTTCGTTATCAATTATTAAATTGTCAATTTCAATAAATATACCTGTTTTAAATATATTTCCAATATTATTTCTATCTGTTAGATTATATTTTGATGCTTTATCTATATCTAAAATATTAGTATAAGAACCTATTACATCATTAATATAATCTACATTAAAGTCTTTATCAAAATTAGATATAGTATTATAAATATTAATTGTAGATTTAAAAGATTCGTCTATAGAAACCCAATCTTGTGGAGCAATTTTATTTAATATCATTTTTCTCATTGACCTCTCCAAATCAACAATATTTGATAAATACTTGCGAACTAATATATATATTTTATCTTTTTTAAGTTTATCAACATCATCATATGATTTATTTAATTCATCTATATTAATCATTGGAATTAATAATTTATCCTTGAATGTCCTTGAACCAAATGATGTAATACATTTATTTAATACATCAATAAGTGGTTTATCATTTTTATATAATCCTAAAATATTCAATTGAATTGCTGAATTATACTCTATTGTCATATTATTATTACTATTGAATATTTCAGGTTCTTGTAATTCCTTTATTATTTCAGTATTATGTTCGTGTGCAAATTGAAGCAAGCAACAAAATGCTAATCTTGCAATTGTAAATTTTTCCAAGTTTAACATTTCAATAATAGACATTAACCCTTTTTTAATAAAAAATGCCTTTTCCAAGATTTCGCGTTGATTTACTATATTATTATAAGAACTAATATATTCGCAGTTTTCCCATTTGTAATGAACAAGAATATTATTAATATGGAGACTTCTTAATATAGTTTTTTTATTTTCAGGAGTTAATTTTGAACTTATTATAATAATCTCGATTGGATTATAAGTACTTACAAACCGAAATACTTCGTCATTCGCGAATTCAGGGTCGGTTTTTGTAGAACCTACTTCATATACAAAAGTCTTACCTGTTGATAAATCTATTCCCGAAATACCTGCTATTAAATATTCACCGATATATTCATAATAAATTACCATCATATAATTGCTCTTTTTTGTCGTAATATTGATATTAGACCCAGGAGATAAAACCTCTGTTACTTCCCTTCGTGGATTGGGTGGTTCAGAAACTTGTTCGACGAGTACAATTGTATAATTATTATTCAATAATATTTGTGTAAATTTAGATAATGAATGTGTTGGAAATCCAGCCATAACAGGATTTGAACGCGATACTTCAGGTATTGTTTTGTTTTTTCGCGATGTTTGTATCCCGCATATATCTGCAATTATAAATACTTCATTATCGGATATATTATCAGTTATTGTGTATATTTCAAAAAAAGAACCTACTTGCATTAAAACCACGCATTTATTACCGTATTTTTCTTTATACTGTTCAGTGTATTCTAAATATTCGTCGATAATCATATCTATGTTCATTATAATATATATATATAATTCTTATATATTAATACATTGAAATGCTGTGTAAAAATAATATAAAGATAATTTATTATATTTATATAAATATGTCAAGCAAAATACAAATAGAGTTCGAGGATGTTTTATATAAACTTAAAGATGTTGACGTTGATTCATTATCTTCATTGAGTGACCTTATTAAGTTAGACTTTTATAAATATTATAAACAAGCAACATGTGGAGATTGTAATATTGAAAAACCATGGGCGGTATATTACAAACAATCGGCAAAATGGGATGCGTGGAATAGTGTTAAGGGAATGAATGCAGAAGAAGCTAAAGAAATGTATATTAAAAATTATTATGAGTTTATTTCATAGTATTGTTATAGCCTATAACAATAGCTGTTTGTTGTTGATATTGTGATATATTGAGATTATATGAAATTAAGTTATCTTTATAAAAGTTAGTTTTATATAATCTTAGACAACCACCAAGTATCTGCCCAGCTGTAAGAAAATTGCATTTTGATATAATAGAAAAGTGCGGTCTAATAATATATAAATACGTAAATATTATTAAAATTGTTAATGGCAAACTTACTACCGTCGTTCGATACATTAACAATATAATATTTTTCATAAGGGTAATATATGCTGTAAATGTATCAATAATAATATAATAACTGGTATCAAAAGCATTTTTATTTCCAAATAAATACTGGAAAAAAGTTATAATTATTAATATAATAATTAATATTGATGCAAAAAATATTTTTTTACTGAATATATACCTTATAAAAATATTAATAAAACCTAAAAGAAATAATGTCGTAAAAGCAATAAAAATATGGTGTATTTCGAACATAAATATATATGAATAGTTAATAAAATATGTAATAATATACTTTAAAAGATTAAAGTATATACACACACCTATAATAAATGCAAAAACAACTACAGTTATTATAATAATATAAAATATTAAAGCTAAACTTTTAAAATATTCATAAAAACTATTATAAATGCTAAATAATACAATATCGTTTTTTTCTATAACGGGTTCTATATTTTTAAATATAATGTTCTGACTTTTTATTTCATCTATTTCTATATTTGGTAATTCACAAACATTCTCGCGTTCTGGGGATATTATAATAGAATCTTCTTTTATAATATTTACTTTATTAATCATATTATTATAATATTCGCTTTGTTTTGAAAAACATGTGTAACAAGCGTATTTTAAAGCAAAATCTACATATTTTTTAATATTTTTAGATATTGATTTATCCGATATTTTATTATCACTTGATTTTTTATTATTAAGACTTTTTGAAACCTCGAAAGCATAATCTATACCATAATTATCGCTTATTTTATTTAAATATGTCATATAATAAAAGTCATTGCTCGTTAATAAATTATTAAATTCAAAAATATCATCTGATATTTTTTTTTTAATTAGTGTTTCTTGCACTTCTGTATCTATAATATTTTTTATATATAATTCATATATTTCTTTAGACTTTTCGATATCAGTTATAATACTTGATATAAAAATATCAGGATTTTTTATTACATTATCTATTATATTTATATCTATTTTATTAATATCTTTTGCTAATTCATATTCTTCATTATTCCAATTTGAATTATCTTTTTTTTTACTTATTTCATTTAATTTATAGAGATATGAACCTTTTTTATCTATATCTTTTATAGTACTTGTTGTACTTCCATATAAACAAATTATAGAAAAAGGATCAAAAATAGTATAACCGCTATATTTACCATTTAAATAAGTTGATTTATACATACATTGTTTTATATTTCCTTTTCTAATAATTAAACTATCTTTAACATCATTAACATAACATGGTTTATAACACGCAGATACGTCATTTGTATCAATATCTATTAGTGCTTTTTCACCTTCAGCATAATTATTATTAATATAGTAATTTGGAATACAAAACCAATCTTGCCATTTTTCTATATCGTATTTATTACAATGAGCTTGTAATGGCAAATATTCATATATAGACTTTGTACTTTCTAATACATTGTCTTTATTTATCAAAACTTTCGTGTTATCCAAATCTGTATTATTCATAACATGTTTATCATTTTCTTTTTTATTATCATATGTTTGCGAATCTTCATTATTATTAGACATGTGTTTTTGTATTGCTGTCTTTTAAAAATATATAATATATTATTAATTATTATATAGCTTTATAAATTATATTTGTGTTATATATATCTCTTTTTCTGGTTCTATTGGTTCTGGCTGTATTACTGGTTTTATTTTTACACTACAATTGGGTTCTAAATAATCTTTTTTATCATCTCCAATGCAGTCCAAAACATATTTAGATTCATTGCCATTGCCTTCATTTACTTTTTTCCATTGTATTTCAAAGTTTTTTTGAATTATATTTGTTGGCTTATATATAGAATAAACAGCATTTACATTATAATTATCTACTTTATTAGAAAAGTTCAAATCTTTTCCATTAAAATGATATAAATTATCAGCACCTCTACTATTTTCATCATTTTCCCTGACAATATCATCAGGTAAATCTTGTGTTAATTCGTTGACGACACTATTTAATCTGTTTGTCGTTGATGACATATCACCTATAAATGAATTATAATTATTTGAAATTGATTGAAAGAAATAACTATTATAATCAAAAATATTATTAGATGTTGTCTGTTGCCCTGAACCAAAATTATTAGATGTTGTTTGTTGTCCTGAACCAAAATTATTATTCTTATTGCGTTTAGTACCAAATATAAAATAAATCAATATTACTATAATAACAAAAATAACAAAACCGCTAAAGGTCGATGTCCATTTACTTAATAATATGGACATCCCATTTATAAAAAAATGTAATGTAGAATAAATAGCCCCCGTTGTTTTATCCCCTAATCTTCCAAGACCTGCTATAAAAAATTCTTTCCACCATATGTAATTCGCTCTCTTTCTCTCTTCTTTTTTATTTTCCATATCCTTAATTTCTTGTATTGCTGTTTCTAAAGATATTTTAATTGATTCTTCTATTTTTACAACACTACCTTCTAATTCTCCTATCTTTTTTTTGTTTAATAATATTCTATCATTTAACTTAAATGTCTTGCAATCACTATTATTCATATCAATATATTGTCCTAGTTTGTCCTTATTTTCGCCACAATCTTTACTTTTCTCATATAATACTGATGCTATAGGAAATGTCTCACAATATGCTGATGCAATATCCATAATTATATTTATATTAGGTAATATGTGTTCTCGTCCATTAAAGTCTGTTATTGCTTTCTCCAATTTGATTGTTTCATTTATATTTTCTACTTTTTTTTTTAATGGTTTATCAATTACTTCGTTGCCACCTAATTGTTGAGGTATATTTTGCGAGGTACAAAATTGTGGTGCAAAGTTTTGTGGATAATAGTTTGGTAGATAATTGTTTTCTGGATTAAAATATTGATGATATTGCATATTATATGTAATATTCTATTTAATTATTAAATATAATATATTTTAAACAAGAAGTGTAAAATACCAATAAATATATATGTATTATATTAATAAATGTATTACTATTTATATTTAGTAATTTTTTTGATTTTACTTTATACATCCTTATATTACATTTTTATAGACGAAATATCTATTTATCAATTAAGTGTAGAGCATTTTGATTTTGATATTTTATATAAAAAACAACCTATTGTTATAACAGAAAGTATTAAAGATGTTGATGATTTAATTAGTAAATGGTTTAGTTACAATATAATATATCAAAATAATAACCCTCGAAAATTATGGGAAAGAAATAAATTTAAATATTGTATGATATATTCAAATGGAAAAAATGAAGACTTTTGCGAAATAAATTTATGTAATCCACTATCTTTACAGAGTAATGGGTGTCCTGACGAAAATAGTAAAATTACTACAATAAAACTTCAAACTAACAAAGTTTTAATTATACCTTTTAAATGGTATTATAATATCTCCGGAAGTCCAAAAATAATAGGTATTCATGATTATATAACTTATTGTATTGATATGCTAAGTTATAAATAGTTTTATAAATATAGTTTTTAATATGTTGTCATCGGCGGGGTTCGAACCCGCGCGTACGTATGCACATCAGATCTTAAGTCTGACCCCTTAGACCGCTCGGGCACGATGACTAACGCCATTATAGGCTATATTTAAAGTAAAAATAAAGTAATAAAGTTATTGGATTATGTATATATACATTCTAATTCTTATATGTATTTAAAAATTGATATAGTTTATATTATAATATAATTAATATAATGGACGAATTAATTAATACACTCAATAACACTTCTTTAAAAAATGAAGAATCTACATTATTGATTACTTATATTAAAGGGTTAAATATTGATGAAAATATTAAAGATTATTTATGCTATTTGATAGATAATGATAATTTATGCGATTATCAAACTATATATAATATATGTATTGAAAATGATATTGAATTACCTCCGTTTTGAAAAAGTACTTGTTTTATATACTCCAATGTTTGAAAACTTATTTTTTTTATTATGTACTCAAAATATATCCTTAAAGACTTTCAAAATATTCATAATTATGGTAATAATTAAAATGAGTACATAATTTAATTATTTGAAGAATATTATAGAAATGTAAAAAGTTATAGAAAAATATAATTATGTACTCAAAATATATCCTTAAAGACTTTCAAAATATTTATAAAGAATGCTCTTAAATAAAATGAGTACATAATTTAATTATTTGAAGAATATTATAGAAATGTAAAAAGTTATAGAAAAATATAATTATGTACTCAAAATATATCCTTAAAGACTTTCAAAATATTCATAATTATGGTAATAATTAAAATGAGTACATAATTTAATTATTTGAAGAATATTATAGAAATGTAAAAAGTTATAGAAAAATATAATTATGTACTCAAAATATATCCTTAAAGACTTTCAAAATATTTATAAAGAATGCTCTTAAATAAAATGAGTACATAATTTAATTATTTGAAGAATATTATAGAAATGTAAAAAGTTATAGAAAAATATAATTATGTACTCAAAATATATCCTTAAAGACTTTCAAAATATTCATAATTATGGTAATAATTAAAATATAAAAGTTATATTATATAATATGTATTATGACCGAACATATTAATAATAAAATTAATAACATTCGTATTAATAGATTTTTACGACCAGCCAAATATCAATCTAAATATATATATGCTTTATCGCCGAAGGGTAAAATTATAGAAGATAAAAAAAATATTAAAACGATTAAAAAAGATTAATTGTATATATTATATAAATTGTATATTTAATAGATTATTTTTTAGTTACTTTCTTTTTAAGGTTTTTTGGTTCAACAATTCCCTTAAGATCATTGTCATAATCTTTTAGTGTATTGTCGCGATGCAATACCCATCCTTTTTCTAATTCATTTAGGTCTTCTAACCATAATGTTTCAATATTAGTATCTCGCAATGTTTTAATTTTGTTATCGATAATATTAAATTCATTTTCTAGAATTATTTTTCTATCATATGTTAATTGTGAAATGGGCATTTTAAGAAGATAATTATATTTTGAATTATTATTTTTTTCGCCAACATCGCCAACATCTTCATTTTCTTCATCTACTGAATTGGTATTATTATCAACAGGTGGATATTTTAACTCAATTAAACGAATTGTAATGTCGCTTAATTTTTTATTCATAACCAATATATTTCCCGAAATAATGTCCAATATAAATCTAATTTTATTACTCAATATTTTTGCTTCTTTTTCAAGTGTTTTAATTTGAAACATTTTACGTTCATAATATTTGAGAATACGAGTTTCAGACCATTCTTTTATAATATCAGTCGTACTTTCGTATTTTTCAATAGCTCCAGTTTTATTAAACAAATGTATATTATTAATACTTAAATTTTTACTGGATTGCATTTTAAATAATGTTTCAAACTTATCGCTAATAGTATTTTTAACACTTGTATTAAAATGTAAAATAAACTTAACATTCATTGATGTATAATGATTTTCAATATATTTTAAATTATTTAATCCACTTGTAATCATATTTTCAAGAAAGTCTTTATAATCTTCTGTCCATGTTCCAATCGGCAATTCTGTTATCTCGACACTTTCATCATCAATCCATCTATAAACACCTTTGCTGATATATGAGTTTTTTTCTGCTTTTACAATTGTTCCTTTAAAACCGAGATAATGCGGTACAAGGTCGTTAATATCAAGTAATTGAATTGTATCATAAATACCACTTAAATCATCCTGTGTTTTTACTTCAACATTTGAAATCTTTATCATATTGCATATAATTTTACAAATTTCAATAATTTCACTTGGATTATATTGAGGAATATTTGTAGAATATCCTGTTCCAATTCCAATACCTCCATTTACAAGAACCATTGGAATTACAGGAATATAAAACTCTGGTTCAATTTGTTGTCCATCGTCTTTTTGATATGTAAGAATATCATTATCTTCCTCTTTGTATATTAACTTTGTTAATTTCGATAATAACGTGAAAATATACCTTGCAGATGAAGCATCTTGTCCTCCTTGACAACGACTTCCAAATTGACCACTTGGATTTAATAGATTAATATTATTTGTACCAACATAAATTTGTGCCATACCAACAATAGCCTGTTGAAGTGAATTTTCACCGTGATGATAAGCCGAAACCTCACTTACATATCCCGATAGTTGAGCAACCTTTATTTCATTAGTATATAACTTTCTTTTAAAACAAGAATATAAAATCTTTCGCGTACTTTCTTTTAAACCATCGCACATATGATTAATAGACCGCTGTAAATCTCTATTGCTAAAATGTATCAAATCTTTGTCTACAAATGATTTAAAATCAACATTAAGATTTTTATAATCTAATACATTATCTTTATCATAATTCGCCAACCATAATTTACGGTCATCGGCTCGCTTTTTATTGAAAGCCAAATCAATAACCTCGTCGGCATTATCATCATATAAATATGTTACTTTTTTCATATTTTTAAAATATTCTTTTGCTTCTTGGTCATTTGAAGTACCTAATCCTTTGTAATACTTAATTTTCCACGAACCTTTTTTAGCATCATCTGTCTCACACCATCTTTCATAATCTGACATATTATAAAACTCGATCACATCTTTTTTAAGACTGGATGCTTTTATAATTGGTGTAAGCATAGATGTTAGAAATCCAGATATTTCATAAAGTTCGTGCCACATACTTTGGAAAATATTAAATATCAATCCTTTAATATGACTACCATCATGATCCTGATCTGTCATAATCATTATAGAACCATATCTTAATTGCGAAACATCTGTATATTTTTTATTTTGTTCTAAACCTAAAATCTTCTTAATTGCTGTTATTTCAGCATTGTCTGATATTTTTTGTAGTGTGGCGTCCTTTACATTAAGAATCTTCCCTCGAAGAGGAAATACACCATACTTATCTCTACCGATAACGCTTAATCCGGAAATCGCCATGGTTTTAGCCGAATCTCCTTCTGTTAAAATAAGAGTACATTCAGAACTATTTTTAGTGCCGGCAAAATTAGCATCATCAAGTTTTGGAACTATAATGCGAGAGATTTTTTTACCATCAGTCTTAACAAGTTTTTTCTTATCATAAAATTCAGTTATACTAAGAGCTTTATCTATAATTCCTGATTTAAATAACTTTTCAAAAAACTTATCACTCAATTCGCATTTAGAACCAAACTTGGCAACCGGAGTTGTAAGTGTTTCTTTACTTTGCGAATCAAAACTAGGATTTACAATAATTGCTTTTACGAATATTATTAAATTATCTTTGATATGTTGAGACTTTACCGCTTTTTTCTTTTTGGCTAATGTCATGTCAACAAGATTTTTTGTAATCATATTTGTAACATATTCTATGTGTTTTCCACCCTTTACTGTATTTATACCATTAACAAATGATATATATTCAAATGAACCAGAGTTTGAAATAGATGCTACAACCTCCCATCTTTCTCCTGATGCCTCATAAATACACGGTTGTACTTTTTTATCCAAGAAAAGTTCGCAATATTTCTCAAAGTCTTTAACAGTAAGCTTTTTATCATTAAATGTTACCAGTACTTCTTTTGCTGTTGTAGCACAAGCATCAATAACTCTGCGATGAAAAAGTTTATATATATCATCGGTTATATTAT